CGCGACCCTCGTCAATGAGGGACTGTTGGACGGCCTTCCCAGCCCCAAGTTCGACTCCTTCGCCATCTACCTGACGGAGTACCTCGACCGGGACCCGGACAACAAGGTCGTCGTCTTCTGCTCGTTCGTGGACGTGGCCGACCACATCCACAGGGCCACCCCGAACTCCGTCCTGTTCACCGGCAACCTGTCGTCCAAGAAGCGGGACGAGGTCAAGACCAAGTTCCAGACCGATCCGGAGACGCGGGTCTTCGTCTCCACCGATGCCGGGGGCTACGGGCTCGACCTGCCGCAGGCCAACCTGCTGATCAACTACGACCTGCCGTGGCAGGCCGGGCTGCTGAAGCAGCGGAACGCGCGGATCCGGCGAGCCTCCAGCGAGTGGGAGCACGTGGTGGTGCAGGACTTCATCGTGCAGGACTCGTTGGAGGAGCGGCTCATGGAGGTCCTTCGACACAAGATCGCGGTGTCGGACGCCTTCGTGGACGGAGAGGGCATCTTGGAGGACGGCACCATTGGATCTTCGCTGGAGAGCCTCCGGTCGTTCCTGTCCGGTGCCGCCTGAGGATGTCAGACCCCCGCGCTACTGTGGGACACGTAAGAGAAAGTTCGACCCCAATGGTGGAACCCCACCCAAAGATCTGATAGGTTCACCTCATGACACACAGAGAGTCCGGAGTCCGCGACTTCAGCGCTGAGCAAGAGACCCCCATCCAGACCGGTCAGCAGATGACCGAGGAGCAGGCCGAGGAGTTCTTCCAGAAGGCTCGGGAGATGGTCCTCGTCCGAGAGCAGAAGGCCCGCGTCGTCAAGCGCGAGTCCGAACTCAAGAACGTCCTGATGGAGGACATCGAAGTCTTCGGAGAGCCTTACGGCACCTCCGGCCAGCACCGCACCATCGAGTTCCCCAAGGCGATCCGGGGCATCATCCGGTTCGTCCGGCAGGCCAAGGTCGTCACTGAGGTGGATGAGGCCAAGGCCGAGGCCATCGCCCGTCAGCGAGACATCTACGATCGTCTCTTCAAGCCGGTGATGACTCTGGACGACGGGGCCGTCATGGTCGCCCTCGAAGAGGGCCTGCTCACGGAGAAGGATGTGGCGGAGATGTTCCCCAAGAAGACCATCTACGCCTTCGTCGCGGAGAAGAAGAAGTGAGCCGCGACCTCATTGACGACTTCTTCTCCGAGGGGGAGGAGCCGGGTATTCCTGAGGGGGACATGTTCATGACCGACTCCTCTGAGAAGGAGTACTACCCCGGCTCGAAGCGGAAGCGCCGCGAGGAGCCGATCTCCAACGTCGAGTTCATCCCGGATCCGTGGCGAGAGAACCACACGACCAAGATGATCCGTGGCGTGGAGATGAAGATGTACCCCATTGGCGCTTTCGCCAATGCCCTAGGCGTGTCGGTTCAGTCGATCCGGCATTGGACGCGGAGCGGATACCTTCCCTCTGCGCCCTACCGGCTGCCAGCCAACATGGTGATCAAGGGCGAGAAGGTGTCGGGCCGTCGGCTCTACACCGAGCCCCTGATCGAGGCAGTCGTAGCGGCCTTCGAGAAGCGCGGTCTTCTCGGCAAGCCGCGAATCGAGTGGTCCAAGCACAGGGACCTCCCGATCGAGATCGCGGAGACGTGGTCTCAACTCACCAAGAATCCAACCATCACCAACTCAAGGAGCAAGTGACCATGCCGCGTTCACGCCGCATTGACCCTGACGACCTCACCGATGAGGATCTGACTGAAGAGGAGACCACTCCCCGACGCCGCCGTACCAGCAAGGTGGTGGAGGAGGAGGCCAAGCCCGTCCGCCGACGCCCGGCCCCTGTCGAGGATGTTGACGACGACGAGGACGACGAGGACGAGAAGCCCGTCTCCCGTCGCAAGGCTCGCGCCGTCAAGGACGACGACGACGAGTACGAGGATGAGACCGGAGACGAGGACTCGGATGACGAGCCGATGGTCATTCCGATCTCTCGTGGTCGCAAGGAGATCAAGAAGAACCGCCCCGTGTCGGAGGCCAGTGCCGCCTACTTCCGGTTCGAGGAGGAGGCTCAGTTGGTCAAGTTCCTGACCGACGAGCCGTGGTCCTACGACCAGCACTGGGTCAAGAGGGACGGAAAGTCCTCCTTCCCGTGCATGGGCAAGGGATGCCCGTTGTGCCACATCGGGGTCAAGGTCTCCCAGAAGATCGTCTACCCGATCCTCAACCTCACTCCGATCAAGGGCGACGACTTCATCGTTCAGTCGATGGAGGTCGGTCCGCAGAACGACGAGGCGTTTGCCGACTTCGACAAGGACCCGAAGACCGGGCCGCTGACCCGCCTCTGGTGGTCCATGTCCCGGACGGAGAAGACCTCCGGTGGCCGGAAGAAGTACAACTACTCGTTCATCCCGGTCAAGGATCGCGATCTTGACGAGGACTGGGAGATCGATCTGGACGAGGCGGAGGACGCCGTTGCTGCTGCGGAGATCCCCTCGCCCAAGGAGGTTCTTGGAGACTGGAACCGGGCCAAGTTGCAGGAGATCGCTGACGAGGCCATGGGGCACTAGCCTCCACTGAGAGTCCTCCCCCGGTCTGACAGGCGGTGCTGCGGATCGGGGGAGGGCACTTCTCCAAACAACACACGAAAGAAGATGCCGCTGTGGCTATCATCACCACCGTTGACGCCCTTGACGAGATGGTCAAGGACTACCTGATGTCCGAGGACTTCGCCTTCGACATCGAGACGATGGGCGATGACCGGGACAACCCGCTCGTCACCCACGTCATCTGGCTGTCTCTCGCCAACGACCTCAGGTCCGATGTCATCCCCATGGGACACCCCAATGGGGCGTTGATCTCCACCCGCAAGAAGCCCAACAAGAAGGGCCGCGACCGGATGGATCGGGGCATCGCCTACGAGGACCTGAACCCCAAGTACGACCTGTCCGTGGAGGACGAGTTCGAGTTCGCCCCACCCCCGGACCAGTTGGATCGCGGTGTGGTCATGGACGCCCTCCGCCCTCTGTTCGAGTCCGAGACGATTCTGAAGATCGGCCACAACGTCAAGTTCGACATCCACGGGATGAGCAAGTACTTCCCTTACGGGGTGCAAGGCCCGTTCTTCGACACCCTGATCGCTTCGTGGCTCTTCGATTCCCGTCGGGTCAAGGGCAAGATGATCGGCATCGGCGGTCTGTCTCTGGCCGACTGCGTCAAGCGAGAGTTCGGCGACACTCTGGTGAAGGGTGTTGGCAAGATGATCGAGAGGCACTCCTTCATGGAGGTCGCCAAGTACGCGCTGCTCGACGCGGAGGCGACGCACGATCTCTACGTCTCGCTCACCAAGAAGTTCACTCCCCAGATCAAGCGCCTGATGGATCTGGAGATGGGCGTCCTTGAACCGGTTCTGGAGATGGAGAGGTCGGGGGTTCACATCGACACGGGTGTCCTCCGTGAGGTCGATGAAGAGGTCACCGTCGAGGTCGCCGATCTGGAGGAGCGGATGTACCGCCTCGCGCATCGGCGGTTCAACCCGAGGTCCAACAAGGACAAGCAGGAGATCCTGTTCCTCCCCAAGTCTGAGGGTGGTCAGGGTATTCGGAGTTCGAAATTGACCCCGGCTGGTGTGGAGAAGGCCGCGAAGGGCTTGGACACCACCATCTACGACAAGTCGGTGGACAACGAGGTCCTTGAGGCGAACTCCTCGAACCCGATGGTGTCCCTGCTTCTGGACCACGGGAGGCGCGTCAAGTTGCACGGCACCTACGTCGTCCCGTATCTGGGCGGAGTGCCGATCGGCAGCATCAAGTACAAGCCCAGCCAGTTGCGAAATGGTCGCATCTACGGTCAGTTCAAGCAGAGTGGCACCGAGTCCGGACGCTTCTCGTCCTCCAACCCGAACCTCCAGAACATCCCTAGCCGTACTCGCGAGGGCAGGATCATCCGGTCGGCGTTTACTGCCTACCCCGGTGAGGTGATGATCGCGGCGGACTACTCGCAGATCGAGCCCCGCATCATCGCCAGCCTCGCCGAGGACCCCACGATGATCGATGCGTACCTGTCCGGCGGGGACGTGTACCAGACGGTCGCTGATCGGATGGGCGTGACCCGACAGGTGGGCAAGACTCTCGTCCTCGCCATCGCTTACGGCGTCGGCCCCACGAAGATCTCGGGCGACATCGGATGCACGATGGCAGAGGCGCGGTCACTGATGGACTTCTTCAGGCGGTCGTTCCCGAAGATCGAGGCCCACAAGAAGGGCGTCATCCGGGACTCCAAGCGGAGGGGGTACTCCGAGACGATCTTCAGCCGCCGCCGCGTCTTGGACTTCAAGAGCACGCGGGAGGATGTCCGCGCCATGGCTGAGCGTCAGGCGTACAACCACCTGATTCAAGGCTCCGCCGCCGACATCATGAAGATCGCGCTGATCAACGTCTACGCCGCGCTTCCTGATGCGGCAACCATGCTGATGACAGTCCATGATGAGGTGGTCCTGTCCTGCCCTCCCGATCTGGTGGAAGAGGTCAAGTCCATCGTCGTGGAGGAGATGGAAGGGTCCCGCCCCAATCGGATCATCAAGGTCCCGCTGGTGGCAGAAGTGAAGTCGGGCCACAGTTGGGCTGACTGCAAGTGATGAGGAGAACAGAGCGATGAACTTCTACGCCAAGCGTTTCGGTGGTCAGCAGCATCCAGCAGGACCCCCGCCTCAGCGGCCTGCCGCCGCCGCACCGCCGCCTACCCCACCTCCGGGGGCGCGCTACCAGCGGCCCACGCCGTCCTCGCTCCAGCAGGAGCATTGCCCGTCCTGTGCCAGCGCCAACTACATGGCCCCGGCAGGCACCTCGCTGAAGCGGTGCTTCGACTGCGGGTACCCGGTCGTCCAGTCCACCTCCGGAGTCGGAGGGACTGGCGGCGGCAGCACGGACGGCACCGTCCACAAGGCAACGCAGGTTGAGACCGGTGGGTACAGCCCCACCACGATCGTGGGAAGGGTCGAGTGATGGTTGTCCAGCAGAGGAGCGTTACTGATACGTGGCGACAGGAGCAGGTTGCTCGTGTCTTGGAGGGGGCGTGGGACGGGTACGCCCATCTCCCTGAGCGCGGAAGGTGGAAGAAGTACAACTACCTGATGACCCGAGATCACGCGAAGGAAGAGCCGTTCGCGATCGTGGAGGTTCTGGGTCGCCGGGTCTCAGTTGCCAACTACGACACCGTGCCGTTCGCCCTGAAGAAGTACAAGGCGCTTCAGCGCCTCAGCGAGGACATGGGACTGCCCGCTCTGTGGGTGGTGTCGTGGTGGTTCCCCTCCCCCAACAAGTTGCAGGCAATCAGGTGGGCGGACCTCCGGGATCTGGACCCCAGTGACACCTACAAGTGGGGACACAACATCCCGAGACCGGGCACGGCCAACGATCAGGAGTTGGTATTCGATGTCACGATCGCGTCCATGAATCGGGTGGAACTGTGAGCGACCGTATGGCTGACGTGAAGGCGCTGGCCGCTGAGATCAACAAGAAGTTCGGCGAGGGGATGGTGGTCCTTGGATCCGAGGTCACCGACATGATCCCTCGCATCCCCAGCGGCAGCCTCAGCCTCGACTTGGTCCTTGGTGGCGGGTGGCCTGCCAACCAGTGGGTGGAGATCATCGGGGACGAGTCCAGCGGCAAGACGGCTGTGGCTCTGAAGACGATCGCGGCCAACCAGCAGCGTGACCCGGAGTTCATCGCTGTCTGGATCGCTGCGGAGAAGTGGGTGGTGGAGTACGCCGAGATGTGTGGAGTGGACCCCACTCGTGTCTTCGTCGTGGAGACCAACGACATGGAGACCGCGTACAACGCTGCCATCGACTTCGCCTCCTCCAAGGAGATCGACTGCATCGTCATCGACAGCCTCCCGGCTCTGGTCCCCGGAGACGAGGACGAGAAGAACATGGAGGGATCCACCGTCGGTCGCGGTGCCCTGCTCACCGGCAAGTTCTTCCGGAAGGTCGGCAAGGCCACCAAGCGTTCGCTGACGGAGTCGGAGCGCCCGGTGCTGGGCATCATGATCAACCAGTGGCGGCAGAAGATCGGGGTCATGTACGGCGATCCCCGCACCACCCCCGGAGGCGTGGGCAAGAACTACGCCTACTTCGTCCGGGCGGAGGTGCGCCGTGGTGACTGGATCGAGGTGGGCACCGGCAAGGACAAGACCCGGATCGGGCAGACCATCCAGATCCGGACCATCAAGAACAAGACCGCCCCCGCTCAGCGGGTCGCCTTCGTGGACTTCTACTTCGAGAGCGGAAACGACATGTTCGCGGGCGATTACGACTTCGCCAAGGAGGTGCTCGCCATCGCGATCATGGAGGAGATCGTCATCCGGAAGGGTGCGTTCTACTCCTACGGCGACCACAAGTGGCGGGGCAAGGAGGACGCCCTGAGCGGGATCCGCGAGGACGTGGGCCTGTATGAAGAGATCCGGGACGAGGTTCTGGCGATCTTCAACAAGGGCGCTAAGTGAACATCTTCCGACTGTGGGCAGCACTGCTCTACAAGCGGATGTTCTACCCCCGATCCAGCATCTGGGTTCGGGCAAATGGAGAATGGCACAACTTGGAGAACTGGGACGAAGTTCGTCCCTTCGGTACACAAACAGGAGAATGAGATGAAGGAAGTCCTCACTATCGTGCAGTCATGGTGCGATCACCCGGAGTGCGTTGAAGAGCGAGCCGGTAGCGAATCCGTGGATCCGCAGGAGACGACCACGGTCGAGGTCTGGTTCTACGCCCACGCCAAGGGACGCAAGACCAACCCGGTCACGGTCGATCTGTGCGTGAACCACTTGGCGGAGTTGCGGGATCTCTACGCCGCCCTCCGCAAGTTCGACCAGAAGGAAGTCTCATGAGCGACGCCGTGGTGGAGGCACTTGCCGTATCCGGTCCCTGCCGGGATCTGCGTCACGCATGGGAGAGCACGGGAGACACGATCCTCATTGAGCAGAAGGGTCAGGTCCGGCACTTCGCTCGGACCCTGAAGTGCCTCCGGTGTGAGACTGAGCGCATCGATGAGTACAAGATCAGCAACATCTCCTTGGCTCGGGTTCGGTCCCGCTACCGCTACGTGGAGGGGTACCACATCAAGGGTGGGCTGCCCATCGCTGAGGTCCGGTTCCGGATGTTCCAGAACGCCGAGATGGTGGTTCGAACTTCGAATGAGGGGGAGGCATGAGCCTGAACGATCCGGTCAATCACCCCAGCCACTACACCTCGTACAAGGGGTTGGAGATCATCGATCTCACGGAGCAGATGAACTTCAACCGGGGCAATGCCGTGAAGTACATCGCCCGCGCGGGCCTGAAGAACCCCACGGCATCAGCCGAGATCGAGGATCTGGAGAAGGCCGCGTGGTACATCAACCGTGAGATCGACCGACTCAGGGGCCGAGACGGATGAGCCACGAGAGTCTGTGCCCAGCCCGATGGAGCACAGGCAACGGGTGTTGGTGCTGGACTCTGCGGACAGCCGCGAATGTCGAGCACCAACGCCTTGTGGCTCTCGTCAAGGAGATGCAGGGCTCTGAGGAGTGGCACACCAAGCGCAGCGTCCGGAAGGCGCTGGACGTTCTTCTAGAGAAGATGGAGGAGGGCCATGTTGACCCTCATTCAGAGCAGTAGGGTTCTGAGGACCCTCGTCGCGGCCATCATCTGCTCGATCTGGTTCGCGGTTCTACCAGATGAGGACGAGGATGACTGACTCTGACTGGGTTGAGCAGGAGCGCCAGCACGAGTACAGGATGGCCTCTCTCAAGGAGGACGCGGACCGGCGTCGTCGTGAGCACCGCACTGAGAGGTTCGTCGCCGCTACATGGGGCATCGGCATCGTGGCGGGACTCGCAATCCTCTCGGCGCTGATCTTCTTCTGGCAGGACAGCGCTGGTGTCCGGGGACAGACGGTAGAACTCGCATGCGTTGAGAGCGGCGGGACATGGACCAGCCTGTCCGGCGGATCGAATATCTGTGTTCGCGTGGGACAGCCGTGAACCGCAACGAGTACATCGGCGTGATCGCGGTGGGAGTCTTGGCCGCGTTCCTGATCTCGTTCGCCATAGGTCTGGTGGTCATGCAGAGGGATCTCCAATCGAAGAGAGTGGAGTACGAAGAGTGTCTGGAGAACATCGCGGAGTACCTCGACGCGACGGAGACCCTGTACCAGATAGAGGAGTGCAGGCTTGGGGTGAGAGCACCCTGACCATGAGCATCGTCCCGATCCTGATGGGGTTCCTGATCATGCTGCCTTACATCCTCGTGGGCGTGGGGGTGTTCCTGCTCTCGGGCCTCCCCATGGCACTCATCGCGGTGGGATCCCTGTTCCTCTTCACGTTTCTCGTGATCGCGACTATGAAGTGACCGCTCACAACTACGAGTTGGCCTCCAAGGGTCCGTCCCGCAACGGTTACCGGAAGGGCTGCCGGTGTGACCCGTGCATAGTGGCGGGCCGGGAGTTCTTGGAGTACCGCCGTGCCGCCGACCGGCGTCGTCAGGGGAAGAAGGTCAACGAGAAGGATGACCGTCCGCCCGTCACCACTCATGGCGTGGGCGGGTACCAGCGGGGCTGCCGTTGCAGGGAGTGCGTGCTGGACATGAGGGACCTTCGACGGTCTCGGACACCGGTAGATCCGGTGGATTGGAGCGACGTGGAACACCTGAAGGCTGGCGCGGGAGTGCGGAGGCGGACCCGTGGCGACTGAGAGCCAGAAGCAGGAGCGGGCCTTCGCCAAGAAGGTCGGCGGTCTGAGCGTCCCCGCCTCTGGCGCGTTCTGGTCTCGCAAGGGAGATGTCCGATCGGACGATCTCCTTGTCGAGGCGAAAACGACGGATAAGGCGTCCTTCTCGATAAAGAAGGCGATTTGGGAGAAGATACGGAGAGAAGCGCTGCTTGACGGCAGGACCCCCGTACTGGCTATCCAGATCCAGAATCGGAACCTCGTCGTCCTTGACGAGGAGGACTTTCTTGAACTCCGCTCCAACGCCGCACGACATATGGGAGAAGGGGCTGTGCCACAACCACCCTGAGCCGGACATCTTCTACCCCGACCGGGACGTGAACACCTACGGGTCTGTGGCATCAAGGGCCAAGTCGATCTGTCGGGGATCCGGGCCGGAGACCTCCTGTCCCGTCATCCTCGAATGCCTCTTCTACGGGCTCATCCGGGAGGACCCCTTCGGGATCTGGGGAGGAATGTCCGCTCGG